GCTTGAGTTCCTTGTGTTGGCCGGGATCGAGATCAATCGTGATCCTCACCGGTAAAGAGCCGACTCCCCGCGCCCCACCAAGATAGCGCCACGTCGTCGACACTCGGCGGCATGATCCAAGTCACCCACGGCCCCGACGGGCTGCGTATCCAATCGACCGCAACGGACCTCACCGACGACGTCGCAGGGTTCCGAGTAGACGCACCGCCTGACCGCCCGGCGTTCGTGATTCTCACGCTCAAGCCCGAGGCCGCACGCGTCAGCCTCAACGCCGCCGATGCGGCGCCGACCGGCCCGGCGCCCTTGGCAATGATGCGGGCACCCGGCGACCTCGGCCGCAATGACGCTGCCGTGCTCGCCGATGGGCTCGACCGCGTCGACCTCGAACAACTGACCGGCGCCATCATCGCCGCGGGCATGACCGACCCCGGCGAAGCCGCCATTGCCGAGATCCGGCGCCAGCTCCGACTATGAGCCCAGGCATGTCCACGGGACACATTGACGCCGCCGCCGAACGGCTCGAAGCTCGCGTACTCATCGACACGGTTTGCATCCACAACGGCGACCCCGGCGTTGTGACGTTCGACCCTGACACGCTGGAGATGATCGAGTCGGTAGCCGCTCCGTATTGGACCGGCCCGGCGCTCATCGTCAAGCAAGGCCCCCGCGTCGACACGATCGAAGCGCAAGGGCTCGCATGGTCAGAGCAGCCCGTACGAATCCGGATCCCGTTCTCCGCTCCAGACATCGCGCCCGACGACGTTGTCACCGTCGTGACGAGCCGAGACGTGCAGCTCAACGGTCAACAATTCAAGGTGCTTGACGCGCACGCCGCGACGTTCGCTGTGTCGCGCCACGTCGCGACCGAACACGTCACCCGCTCCTAATGCCGTCGCCCGAAGAACTCGCGTCCGAGATGCTGGCGATGGCCGCAGGCGCCAAGGCCACAGCGCAGCGCGGAGTCATGCGCGCCGGGCTATGGATGGAAGGCCAAATCAAGACCAACGCGTCAGGGCGACCGGGACCGAACGCTCCGACCGGCAACTACCGCCGCACGTGGACGACCAACAGGGTCGGCCGCGGGCCGACAGTCGCCGCCGCCAGCGTGGGCACCAACGCGCCGCAAGGCCGACGACTCGAATACGGCTTTGTCGGCGTTGACTCGCTCGGCCGTCGGTACAACCAGCGCCCGTACCCGCACGTCGAACCCGCGATGGGTCCCGGCGAACAACGACTACTCGACGAACTCGCCGACGACTTCGGCGACTGGGGAGCCTGACCATGACCGCACGATTCGCTATCCGGGGCAGTGGCCGCGTGTATTGGACCGACGTGGTCGGGCTGTCCTCGCCGACCGTCGCAGAGATCAACGCGGCTGTCGACATCAGCGCCGACGTTCACCGCATCCGAGGTTTCAACGTCGTTCACCAGACCGAGACAACGGCGACTCTGACCGACGTATTCGAGCGCCAGCACTTGAGCCGTGTCACCGCTGGCGAGTGCGCGATCTCGTGGTACGAGGACCGCGAGAGCGACGCGGCCCGTGACCGGTTCGTGCTCGGCATGACCGGCACTCTCATCATGTGCGTTCGCGGTGCCCCGGTCGCGGGCGATCCCGTGGAGACGTGGCCCGCTCAAGCTGGCGCGCCGTCCACGGATTGGACCACCGAGCTTGAGGCCGGGCGGTTCACCGTCCGATTTGCCATCACCGACCTACCGAACACGACCGGAAAGATTCTGCCATGACCGTCCCCACCTCGGGCGTAACTGACCACCTCCTCACGTACTTGAATCAGACGCTCCGAATCAACACGGCCGTCGGCGATGGCGAGGCCCCGGCCGACGTCGACCGTGACCGCGGCTACCCGTACGCGATCCTTCACGAGATCACCGAGGCGCAGTCAATCGAATCGTTGCTACGTGACTCGGGCGAAGTCCATTGCACCTATCAGGTCACGTGCGTGGGGCTCCGACGCGTGCAAGCGGGCATCCTCGCCGACCGCGTTGTTGCAGCGATGTTGGCCGACGCTCTCATTGACGTGGCGGTGCCGTCAGAGGGCGGGACGTTGTCGATCTACGCGGCGCGACAGGTGAGTACCGTCGGCGATCACGAGGGGGACGTTTTCACCAAGGCGCTCCGTTTCGAGCTTCGCATCGTTCGGAACTTCTGACGCCCGCGCCCCAAGCCGCGGCGCTCACCGCGTCGACACTCACGGGCACGGATCAACCCGAGAGACCAAGGACCAAACACCAATGGCACGTACCACACTTCGCGGCAATATCGTCTTGCTGCTTTCAACTGCCGCCGCCGCCGACGCCACGGGCATGACCCTGGCCGAAGCGACCGCGGCGACCGACATCACCGGCGTCCCCGAAGGTGAAACCGCGATGGCGATGAGCGGTTGGGAGCGCACCAGCTCCAACATTCCGACGCCTGACTTGCTGTCTCTCACGACCAGCAGCATCCCCGGCGAAGTCACGTTGGGCGAAGCCAACATTCAGTACTACGTCGACACCGAGGCCATGCCGATCAACGACTTGCTCGAAGCGATGCGCGAGACGAAGCAGTCGGGTTTCTTGACCATCGTCAAGAAGAAGACGCTCACCGTCGGCACCCGGTACGAGACGTTCCCGATTCAGGTCACCGACGTGGCCGACGACCTCAACGCTGGCAACGTCGCCGCGACGTGGACCGCTTCGTTCAGTCTCGGTCAGCCCATCGTCGGCACGCTCGGCGCGTAGCACTTCTGGCCGGGAGCGAGGACGAGCGCGACAGCGCACCCCGAACCCTCACCCCTAAAACTGAAAGCAGAAGCACCCCGCAATGAGCAACCGAAGCAAGCGCACCACCCCGACCAAAGCCGAACGCACCGCCGAACAGATCGGGCGAGACGCGGAGAAGCGCGACCAGTCCGTAGCCGAGGCCCGCGAGGGCGCCCACGATGGCTACCTCACGCTGCTCGACCGGCCCAAGCGCAGGACGTCGCTCCGTCTCGCGTTCGATCCGGCCGACGCCGACCGCATCGCCGCGGCGCGTATCGACCTCGCCCGAGCCGAGGCGACCGCGTCGACCTCCCGCGGGGAGAAGGCAGCCGCCGCCAACATCGCAGTCGCCGACGCCGCCCGCGATGTCGAAGCGCTACTTGACGAGATCCCGACCGTGACGTGGCGGTTCGCCAGCATCGGCCCGGACGTCGTCGAAGACCTCCAAGCGTTGCACCCGGTCAAGAAGGCCGACGCCGCCGAAGCCAAGTCCGCTGGCCAGTCGCTCACGTTCGACCCCGTGAGCTTCCCGCGTGCTCTGATCTCGGCCACGCTGGCATCGGTCACCCTGCCCGACGACACTGCCATTGACGAGATGACCGAGTCACAGGTTGGCGCGCTCTTTGACTCGGGTCGCTGGCCCGTGGAAGACCAGACCGCGCTATTCACCGCTGCCCTGTCTGTCGACCAGCGCGGAAGCATGATCGCGGAAATGGGAAACGACTAGCAGGGGACCCGCTCCTACTGGCGGAGCTGAATTACTGCGCCCCGCTCGGCATCCCCCATAGCGAATTTCTCCGATGGTCCGAGGCCGATCAAGCCAAGGCGCTCGCGTGGCGCGTCCGTGACTCCGAAGTGTGTCGCGGATGCGGCACGCTCCCGTCGGACTGGCTCACCGAGAACGGCCGCATCGCGAACCCGGCGCCATTCGAGCACGAGGTAATCAAGTGCTACGGCTGCGAAGCGCTCGACGATGGCCGCTCCGATCACGAGAAGACCAAACCGCCACCGTCGCCCGGCGAAGACGCACCGCAGGACACGAGCCAGAAACACACCTTGAGGCGCCCGCGCCCCACCGGCACCGACGACTAACCGCGACGGTGTCCCCGTGACTCGCAACCTACAGGTCGTTCTCTCAGCACAGGTCGCCCGATACACGTCGGGCATGACGCGGGCGGCAGCGGTCACCACGGCCGTCGGCACCGCCGCCGATGGCACCAAGGCGAAACTCGCCGCGGCGTTCAACAACGCGGGCGGCGTCGAGAGGTTCGCCGCAGGCGCCCGCAAGGCAGGCACCGCGCTCGCCGCGTTCTCGCTCGCCGCCACCGCCATTGCCTCGGGCGCTGTCGGAATGTCCGCTGCGTACGACCGCGAGTTTTCCAAGATCACCGGCCTAGTCGGCATCGCCTCCGACGAAGTCGACAGCATGAAGGCGTCAACGCTTGAGCTTGCGGGCTCGACCGCTCAGGCGCCGCGGGACCTCGCCTCGGCGATGTTCACCATTCAGTCAGCAGGCTTGCGCGGCGCCGACGGTGCCGAAGCTCTGGAGGTTGCCGCCAAGGGCGCCGCCGCTGGCATGGGCCAGACCCGCGACATCGCACAGGCGATGACGTCGGTCATGTCCGCGTACCGCAACCAGAACATCACCGCCGCGCAAGCTGGCGATGTCCTGGCCGCGACGGTGCGCGCCGGTAACTTTGAAGCGTCCCAGCTCGCGGGTTCACTCGGCCGAATCTTGCCCGTCGCGTCGACGCTGGAAATCGGCATCGAGGACGTCGGCGGCGCCATCGCCCTCCTGACCCGGAACAACGGCAACGCCGCCGAATCGATCACCGCGATTCGCGGCGTCATGAACGCGCTGCTCAACCCGTCGAGCGAAGCCAAGACAATTCTCGCGTCGGTCGGCCTGTCGATGGCCGACGTGCGCGCCGCCGCCGCTGGCCCCGAAGGCATGGTGGGCGCGCTCCGCCTCATGGATGGCGCGCTCGGCGGGAACCGTGAACAGCTCGCCAAGGTGCTCGGCCGAACCGAAGCGCTCGGCGCGGCCATCACGATCCTTGACGCCGACGCCGACACCATCGCCGACACGTTCGGCGCCGTGTCCAACGCGACCGGCGTGCTCGGCGAAGCGTTCGACGCCGCGGCCGCTACCAGCAGCTTCCAATTTCAGCAGGCCATGACGCAGATGCGCGTCGCGATGATCCAACTCGGCAGCGAGGCCGCGCCGCTTGTAGCGTCCGCCGTCACCGCGATGGCCGGCGCGCTGACCAGCGCCGTCGGGACCTTCCGAGATTTGCCCGGCCCGGTCCGCGCCGTCGTCGCTGGGCTCGCCGCGTTCGCTGCTCTGTCCGGTCCGATGTTGCTCATCACCGGTTCGATGGCGAAGGCCGTTCTCGGCATCAACGCGCTACGCGTTGCCGCGTCCGCGGCGTCGCTGTCGTTCGGCCCGCTCGGCGTCGCTCTTCTTGCTGTCGGCGTCGCAGTGACCGCAGGCGTCGCCATTTGGAACAGCTACAAGCAAGGCCAGCAGGAAGCCGCCGACCGAGCCACGGCGCTGACCGAAGTGCTCCGAGCCCAGAACGACCCAGCGCTTGCCGCTCTCGACACGTTCAGCCAACTATCGGACCAGCTCCGCCAGCTTTCCGGCGACACCGACGACGCGGGCAGCACCGTCCAAGACCTCGGCCGCGCATGGCTTGAGTCGACCGTCAACGCCGTGTCCTCGCTCGACGCGTTCAACCGGGCCGGGCTGTCGATCGACGACGTGACCGAGGCCGCTCGCACCGGGACCGACGCGTTCCACGGATTGGAGAACGGCGTTGACACGCTGCGCAGCCGATCCGAGACGACCGGCCCCGCGATGGATCTACTCATTGATCGGCTCCAGAAGGTGGCCGACAGCGACGCGCCCGAGTCCGTCAAGCGCGTGGCAGAGTCGCTACTTGAGGCCGCTCGCTCGGGTGAACTGACAGCGTCAGATATCGCGGGTCTCGTGGACGTCGTCGATGAGAGCGCCGACGCTTTCGACGATCACGCCAAGGCGACCAACGAAGACGCCAAGGCCATGATCGAGGCCGCGGTATTCGCGGGCGACCTCAGCCAAGCCCACGTAGACGCGGCGCTTGCCGCCGCAGGTGGCGCCGAAGCCGAGGGCGCCTATACCCGAGCGCTCGAACAGCTCAACCCAAAGCCGCCGCCGACGCCGCCTATGAGTTTGCCGAAAAGCAGAAGGCGTCAGAGGAAGCCGCCCGACGGTTCGGCCGCGCCGTCGAGCCGACCACCGCCAGCCTCGAAGACGTGGCGGACGCGTCGCGACGTACTCGCAGGCATGACCGGCACCCAAGCCGACGCCGACGCCGCGGCGATCGACTACGCCGAATCGCAATACAAGCTCGCCGCCGCGCTCGACGAGTCCAACGGTTCGGTCGGGCTCCATAGTCAGGAAGCAATCGGCGCCAAGGAAGCGATCATTGACGCGGCGTCAGCGGCACGCGATCACACGTTGGCGATGATCGCGAACGGCGCGAGCGTGGAAGAGGCCCAGCGGCAGAACTCGAA